CGGTGTCGCGTCTGACTTGAATTAGTGCCATTAGTTTGAGGTTGCACTCCCGCCGTCGTAAGAGCCTGTGTTGGTGGTCAAGGCTGTGCCGCCGTCAATGGTGGCTGAGATTGGGGCGTAACGCCCATCACCTCGGTCCTGCGTCAGGATCGAGTTGGCTGACCAGACTGTGACGTTATTCAGCGTGGCGTTGGCTGATGAAAGGTTATAGCTTGCGGGTGTCATCCTGATCTCGCAACCGTCGCCCGTGTCGTCAACCGCATACATCACTGTGGATTGCGGAATATCGTAGATCGCGTAAAGCGGCGTCCCGTTGGCATCCACTTCACCCGTTGGGAGATTGGCTTCGTAATATTGCCATCCACCGACACAGAATGTGCCGTTGCCCGCTCCTGCGAACGATTGGATCACGCCTTTGTGTTTTGAGGTGTAGACGCTCATGTTAGTTCAACTTCTGAAAAGGGGCGTAGAGTTTATCGCAGGTGTCTTTGTTCATGATCTGGAGCGGATTAATCCCCGCTGGAGTGTTGGCGGTGACACCAGGCGGAAGCTCGACTGTTGATTTCCCCTGAATAAAAACGCCGGCTGTCGACGCACCAATCGAGCACTGCGAGAACTGGTCTGTGTAATAAAGCAGCATGCCGCCGAAAGTCGTGCCGAAACCCATGTCCCTGTAGGGTGTGCCGTTGGCGTAACGGATCGTTGATCGCAGGTTTATAGCACCTGAAACATCGAGATCGTTCTGCCGCCAGGCTGAACTTGCGGTGCTGTTCGGATCGTAGTAACGGGATCCGACTACCAATGCTGTCCCAGTTGTGCCAGTAATGTTCGATACGCCGGAATATTGCTGATACTGTGCCGAGCCAATAGCGTACGACTTTGATATTCCGTAAATCGAGCGAGTTGTATTTGGGCTGGAATACACGCCTTGTGATACTACCGTTGGCACGTTTGCAACACCGGAAGTAATGCCATTGGCGAGTGGGAAGTAATTCCCCACTGCCTGAGCCGACAGCAGCCCGTTGGCGTTGATCGACAGATTGTCACCAATAATGACCCCGCCAAGGGTGGTGGTGGTCGCTGGGGCGAGGATTGAGCCGGGGCCTTGTGGCCCTGTATCGCCCTTGGGACCTTTCTCGGCAATTCCAACCGTAACTCGACCTGCGTCCTGGACAGGAACTTGCAATCCCGTGTGGTTTGCAGGAGAAACAACAACATTTATGGGGGGTTCAAGTCGAACCCTGACTTGGATTGGATCAGCCACGGGGGATCACCAGAAAATTGCCAGCGAGACGGGTTTTCGTGATATCGCTATCCGTAAACGTCATCCACCACTTATAGCTTCCTGCTCCAGCCGCAGTTGTCTGCGAATCGGACCATGTGACCGTAACCTTCCCTGTGGTAGAATTAGCCGAGGTCGTTGCGTTGTAGGTCAGGTTGGAAGTCTTGAAAGCTGCCGCAAAAGTCATGTTGGCTATACTGATTACGCTGGAGCAGTCTGTTGCGGGAGTAACCGTGACTACCATCTGTACATCGTCTCCGGCGACTGCCGAAATATTGAGCGTTGCGGGGAGTTGGATGAAATCTGCCACCTTAGGAGGCCTCCTCGATATCTGACCAACCCTCGCGTGATTCGTATTCGTCCAGTTCTGCCATAAGTCCTACGAAGGACTGAGCCAATGCCTTGTTCATGCCTGACCGACTGGGGCTAAGGGAATCGCTGTTGCGTTCACCTTCGATCTTGGATCGTTCGCCCGTACTGGCAGGAACTTTTACCGATCCGATCTTATCTCCTTCAGAGACCTTACCTTGGGCTGGATCAGCCTGGGGTAGAATCTCGTTGCGAATCTCATCCCTGGCGATCCCAAGCGAGTCAGCGTCTGGTGAATCAGATTTGCCGTAGCCAACGATATCGCGAGACTCATTAATAGTGATAACTCCACCACCAAGCAGACGAATCGCACGATTGGCAGCAATCTGTTCACGGTCGTCAAGCTCCTCGACGGGCGAATAATCGTACGAAAATTTGATCCGACCGTTCCTGACTTCCTCGGGATCTTCAAAGTCGATCAAAAGCTGGTGGGTCATTTCATCGGCAAAGACCTTCTGGAGCGGGATCAACCCGTGGACATAAGCGGCCCTGATCGCATCTGCGTAGGTTCCGTAAGCACCGGCATTATCTGTATTCAGGCCTAAAACGGACGTGTTCAAACCCATGGCGGCGAGGACTGTTGCCTGGGCAGCTTTCGGGATATCGACCAGACCGATCTCCTCAGGTGTGAACCCCATTTTATGGAGTTCGTAAGCACCCGTGAGAACTGTTGGGTCTCCACGCTGGTCACCCGAGAGGGCATCCTTGAGCCGTAGCTTGATCGCCCTTGCATCGTCCTCGGAAACGGTGAAATCACCCTTGGGGGTAGCGATAAGCCCAGGGACAGCAAAATTGCGAAGCAGAGAGGCTGTATAGGTTGCTGCCTCATTAAGAACGGCAATCTCACGCACATGGGCGACCAGAGGACTCCAGCCGACCCGATCCTGATCCATGTCGATATACCGACGGATGTGGATCACTCGATCTGCAGGAACGTCGAGCATTTGCCCATTAATATTGTATCGCCAAGAGGTTAGGTATTCCGAACCGTCGGTGGGATAGAGCGGAGAGACTTTATCAGCCCTCCAGATCTTCAACTCCACTGGTTCGCCCAGGCGGTTCCTGATCTTCTCGATCCAGACATTACCGTAACAGCTCGCGTCCCTGACATATGCACCGACAAACGCTGCTTCGCCCACATAAGGGTGAGGACGACGTAACAATGTTAACGCAGGGTGGTTATGGATTGGATCTTCGATTCCTTCGTCATCCACCCGCACCACTTGCAGATTCGGTACGGACCAGTTTCTGGCAAGCCAGTCGATACCTGAGGCGACCGTGGAATTCTTCCATAACCCCTGGGCAAGCATCGGCGTGTAATCATATGTCGTTCCAGGTAGCCAGACGCTGTATGGGCGATATCCACCACCCATCCCACCCCAGCCGGAGTAGGGCGTTTTACCGCGAAACAGCGATTTGAACGATCCATATAATCCCATATACATATCATAACATAAGCGAGTTTGGATGAGAGTTTTTTTTATTTTTTTATATTTTGGTAGTGAGGGTGATGCCGACACGCCTGGAGCGGTGGCTCGGAAAAAATCGCGAAAAAACGTCTCGTAAACCAAGTGTCCATGTCATGAAAACACCTTGGAAACAAGTAAGACCTGCCCCAGCGGGCAGGTCCTGAAGCTTCATCATCAAACAAGTAAGACCTGCCCCAGCGGGCAGGTCCTGAAGCTTCATCATCAAACAAGTAAGACCTGCCCCAGCGGGCAGGTCCTGAAGCTTCATCATCAAACAAGTAAGACCTGCCCCAGCGGGCAGGTCCTGAAGCTTACTTGCGTTTTGGTTGATTCAACCACCATATGACCACCATAACCACTAGATCGGCTATGATAATCAGTAGTTCCGCGATGATGATAATCAATGTATTTTGTACCCAATATGACCTACATTCCAGCATGATCGACAATCGTTTCCAGAGCACGTATGATCGTCGGTTATTGTCGCTGGGCATGCCTGGCAATTATCTGGTAATGCCGATGGTTCGGAAAACACCATAGTAGAATTGACTCGCAAGGAAAGTGAATCAACCATAGGTGTCGAGTATCGAACGATTAGGTTAGACGGGATATCTGATTTATTAACTTGATTAATGGTTTTGAGTTCCCTGGTAGCTAGCCAAAAATTGACATTTGGACAATCCCTGGCTATACTTATGATCGACTCAAAATGATTCAAATCAATCAAATCTCCGCTATCGAACCAGCGAAAAAACAAGGCTTTTTCCGATCGGGCTGAATGGAATTGAAAAAACGTTTTGAAGGCTTGCGTCCAAAAAATCGGATAAACCCGATACATAATCCATCGACGCAATAGAGCGATTTTGACGTTAGTCCTAACGTAATTACCATCAAGAGCATAGCAACCTGAGCATGTGGAGTTCTCAATCTGCCTAAGGGTCGATCCCACATTACAGAGTTGAGCAGGTGTGGACCATGAAAACCAAGGCATTTTGGAGGGTTTAGACAATCCTCCAACCCATTGGGTCATGTAATCATCCATATCCTTCACTAGTCGGATGTTTTCACCACTCTTAACGATATTGTGGGAATCAATGTCATAACTCGTTTGGTAATATCTGATTAGAGATTGGTAATCCCTGTCGTAAACGATCTGAGTCGGTTCGTTCGCGTGACGTTTTGCCAGAACGTTTATTATCGCGTAATTCGGGTTAGCATACGCTGATTTTGCTTTAGTCGTGATCATGGAACTGTCCTCTATCTGTTGTGGTGAATTGAAGTTATGAGCCGAAAATTTGACCATTGTCGCCTGGGAATTGAAGGGTTAGATTATTTTGACCATTCATAAAGAATAGGCAAAACGAATGGCCCATATTTGCGTCTCTTGACGTATCTGCGTGGTATTACCCAAATGCCAGATGTAGCTACTAAATCACCAATTTTATAGCCTGGAGTACGATTAGTCGTGATCTGGATAGATACATCTTTGTAAGAACGTACAGACACCACTTTACAAGCGGTCAAGCCTGTAATTCCATCGTAATAGGCTAACTCGCCTGTATAATGGACTTCGCGTTTCATAATTCTATCCTCTGTTGATTGACTAATTTCGCGAAAACAATTTTTCGCCACCAAAAATATACAGACTAACTAGTCAATAATCAACAATTATTTTTGTATCGGCCTAGATCGTAATCCATTGGCCCAGAACAGTTTGAGCGGCCTGGTTGACACCTGGCGAGGCTGGGCGAGCGTGCATGGGCGTGCCTGACTGGGCGAGGCTGGGCGTGTCAATATCTGTGCCAGTGTGTGAGTGTCAGCGTATCCAGATCTGTGTCAGTGTGTGACCTCCTGCCTGATTAGCAGGTATGCGTGTTAATGTAAGTGTCAGTGTATCCACGGTTTACGATTCCTGGTGTGGCAGAATGGCAGAGAAGTGGCAGAAAATGTCAACGGACTGGGCGAATATTAAACAAATTGCGGGAGAGCCAGAGGCCAAAAGGATTGTGAAATAAAGAACGAAGTTCCGAGCCGGAGGTGACAGGATTCTGGACGTGAGCCTGGGCTGGCTGATTTTGATGGTTCCAAATTGATTTTGGGTTGCTTAAAATCGGTGAATTAGACTCGCGACCGTTTTTTTCGTCCAGTGGCAGTGTGTGCAACTATCACAAATATCGATACTACGGTTTAACTACTATAAGCTGATCTTATATAACTAATCGGTTATATTCAAGGTGCTTAGGCGCATCTCTGCGCCGTGTATGATGTTGTGTAAATAACGAAGAAGCCCAGCGGGTTGCTGGGCTTGAAATCGTATCTGGATTGTGGCGAGTGGATCAGATCAAATAGAGTGGATTGCGTGCGAATTCAGGCCCATCGGCCCATCCCGTGAGATTTTGAACATTTTGATATTCGCTCTCGCGAATCCTAACGCTTTTAGTGGTCAGAGGTTCGCCAAACCTTGCAGCTAGTTCTGGGTATTCTTCGCGTAACTCTTCCCAAAAGGAGTCTGCTGAATACTCGAAATCTACCACAACTTCGCACCAGTTTTCGCCGTCACAATCGACCCAAACCATCGTGCCATTTTCGCCGTAAGTATCTAATTTGAGGAACTTATCGTTTTCCCAGTCCCCCCAGTAACTGTCCCCTCCGCATTCAAACGCACCGCGATCATTAGGCGCACGGCATAGCGTATAACCCTTGGTACTGTGCCAGATCTCGCAACCAATCTCCAGTTCGGAGAGTTGGTCAAGGGCGAAGCCCATGCTTTTGGCTGTTTCGATGTCTTCTGCTGTTTCGATTTTCATCTGTCTCAGTCCTTCCGTTTGAGATACCAACCAATCTGATTCACTATAACCACTGACCTGGCAACACGCCAGATCACTCCCCAGTAATAGCCTTGACAACCAACATTCTCGCGATTTCGAGTGTGATTGGAGGATAATCCTCGGCCTGGCAGTCGATATCGCTGTAGATTCCATGCCCATCGTTCCAGTTGAGCCAGTCCAGCAATTGCTCTATAGTGAGATGCTGGGCCTGATCCACTGTCAGACACTGATAATCATCTGTGGTCCGCATTGGGTTGACCTTGATCAGCATGTATGTCGGAACAACCTCGGTATTCGGGAAGTTCGTGTGTATCCAACCTTTAGACCTGATTCCGACTCGGCCCTTTTCAGGCTGGTCATAGCACTCGTAGACTTTTTCCAACTCTTCTGGTCGGCAGTACTCAGGCTTGATGGTCACAAAGTCGCCTCGCTTCAATTCGCTCATCTGGTCACCTCGTCTGCAATCAGGTCAATCAGTCCATTGAACCAAGCGTCCTCAACACGCATCACCACTGGTCGCAGATAGTGTGGCTTGCACAGCTTGCAAGTCGTATCCCATCTGCCTCCAGATTCGGGCGAATTGTAAAGCTCGGCACAGGTGAGGCATATAGACGCATCATCATCCACTAGTGTGGAGTAATGGCTAACAGAAATTTCTACTCGATCTTTGATTGGATTGACTCTACATATCTGGCTCATTACTCTGCCTCCACTGCGTCAAAAGCATGGTGCGAACAAACCTGGAAATGACCAACACTGTTGCCATTGACATCCTTCAGGTGATAATTCCAGTCGGCCTCCATGTTTCGGTGACCTAATCTGAGTCTCTCGGCCAGTTCGGCCAAGATCCTGGGTAACTCGCTGGAGTCCTCGAAAGCTGCGTTATCAAGATTGATCGTGAGTTCAAATTGCATGGTCCTGATCCTTCCGTTTGATTTCGTTTCGTTTCTTTTCCCGACACCCAAAATATAACGACCTCTGGAGTGGAAGTCAAAAAGATTTCCCAGAATATGTCAACGGCCTGTGATCCGGCTAGAGGTCTTGTTCCATAGGGTTTGAGGCTGGTCTGGGCCTAGGTTTCGGCCTGAATATGGGTAAGCGTGAACATACGCCTATAGGCGTGCGTGAGGCAGTGTATCCATGTGAGGCAGTGTATCCATGTAGAGCAGTGTATCTGCATAAGGCAGTGTATGACACTGTATCTGGGTGGATCACTGTATCTGGGTAGATCACTGTATGACACCGTATCTGGGTAGATCACTGTATCTGGGTAGATCACTGTGTGACACTGTATCTGTATTTGGCAGTGTATAGGTGTAGAGTAGTGTGGGACAGTGTATCCTCGTAGGATATCCGAGCCAGTTTACACCACTGTATAAAGAGAACTATCTAGTGAACAAATTTATACTTTACGTTTTACTACTGTAGTACGTTGGGTACACATGACACCTTTTCCCCTACACTACACACGTGACTCAAATGATTGAATCCTTGGCAGTGGGCGAATACTTGGTCTGGTCAGCAATCCGAATCGACTCTTTTAGTGTAGGGACCAAGTTGTCAGGTGAAGACAGTGCCTGGATTTGAGAGTGAGTCGATTCATCAAGCCGAATGGCGATCCTCAGTTACCACTGCCCAGTGCTGACTATTCAGCGAGAGTTTGTCAGACTCTTTCCCCCTGGACACCTATCACTGATCCTTGCCGAGGATCTGACCAACTTCCCGAACTGGGTATGTATGGCAAGGACAGCACTAGTCAAAAAAGCGTCAGAACTGAGACAGATGCGAACCAGAATCGCGAATAGGCGGGTATCATCCTACGGAAAACACCACTTATCTTGCCTCTGCCACCCAAGTCGAAGCATTATCTTCCTGAGTACCACACACTGAGGGACGGTCAATTCTGACAGAAACCGTGAGCCTCACCATTAATTGTACATGACTTCCCAATAACGTCAATATCTATCTCGACTGAACATCCTTACGACTCGACGTATAAAAACGTATAAACCCCTGTAAAACCAGAGACTCACAGACTTATAGACAAGTTTTAAATCATTTCATTATAATACTTTACGAGAATTTTTTAAAAATTTGTACATGAATTCGCTTTATCTGTTGACAAACTCTGAGCAGTATTGTAGTATTCTGTCTCGGGAGATCGAAGCCTCGAGCCTCCAAAGTTCCTTAAAAAAGAAGGATTCTGAAAAATGAAGATACGGAACTCTCTACCTAAAGAGTCAACACCTCAAACGCATTTCCGGTTCCACTCGCCACTTACCGCTGGTGAGAAAGATTGCATGATCTCTGCGATCACCGAGCGAATCATGGAAATCTATGCCACAAACCGCGATACAGTCGCCAACGTCGCAGCTAAGTTCCGGTTTGGCAGCCTGGCTGTCGCCATGTTTGCAACTTCCTTTCAGATCGATGACTCGATAACGATTATTGGAACAGAGTGCGTGGACCTTGATGCTGCGAAAGCAATCATGGATGAATTTCACGAAACATTGCGTGAGTTTGCCGACAAGGATTCCGAAACAAGCAACACCTGGGTCAACCCAGAACTGAACTGAAAGGGAAGTCATGAAGATCGAAACAACATCCAACTGGTCCAGAGCGGATTTCACGGCGATTTTCAAATGCGAGTTCTGCGGAGCGAAGCATAAATCCCACGGGTACGACGACAGGAATTTCTACGAATACGTCATGCCTCGAATGGAATGCCAATCGTGTGGCAAGAAGACATTGGATAACGTAGAGACAGAGGTGCAATCATGATCAAGGCCACGACACATGCTCCTGTTTACGATAGGACACAAGAAGAAGAAGACTCCCCAGGCTTCATCGATAAACGCACCTTAAAAAACGCCTGGTGGATACTGAAAGATCGTCGAGACTGGCTTGTACACGGTGAACCACCCACAGGCTGGACAGACAAAGTTGCCATGGCAAGGGAGGTGCAGAGAGTCATGGATTTGATTGAGGTGCATTTCAATGGACTCTGACGACAAATGCCCTGACTGCGAAGAGGTTTGGGCTGTTTGTGAGTGCGATGCTTACTGCGAAGAGTGTGGAAAGCACGAAGAAAAATGCCTGTGCGTAGACGATGACGAAGAATGGGAGATCGAAACTGATGACGATGAATAAAGATGAAACCCTCCACTCACTGATCGGCATCCAGCCGAGACACCTGAGGCTCATCCAACTCCACCTAAACCAGTATTTCGTGCTGTTGTGCGAACAGACTCAAGAGGGTGAATCCTTGGCGACAATTACGGAACTACGGTATCTGGACGGTCTGATTTCTGGCATATTCGGAGATGATTTCAGTGCAAAAACCTGAGCTAAGTTGCGGAGTATTCCTCGGTTACAGAATCCTGCACGCTGGACATTTCTGTGTCTATATTGGATGCGTAGAAGGGATTATGGAGGCAGACCTGAATGACCTGATAGATTTTGCCGACAATACTGATCGAGAAATGATGCACATTTTTGTCTTTGTAGCTGATTCCGATGTGCCTGAGATGATTTACCACAGGTCAATAAATAGATGGGACATGGATACTGCACGGATTCAATCACAATGGGAAGAGGATGACGATGCTTGAAACTGACCTGATCACGATCAACTCTTTGACAGTCAACGGAATCACAATCGAACTGATGAAAGAGAAAGAGGAATGCCCACTAGGCATACCCTACATTCTTCGAACAACGCCAAGAATCATGACAGGTGAAGACCCGTGTTGGTTTGGGCAATATTGGAAAGCTCAAATACATTTCAAGCGAATGGTAAGTCGCGTATCACCCATGATTGAAAGGAGTTAGAGATGGACAAGAGTAGGGAAATCGTATTTCACCTGGCTCGTAGATTGCTATGGGCTAAAAGAGAATTGCGAAAATATGACGATCCAAGATTCTATTTCGCCATGCAACAGAGATATGTTGTCTGGATGGCATTTAACGAAGCTCAGAACAGCTATCGGGTTGCCAAAATGGTTCTGAACGAAGTGGAGTCTGACTGATGCAAGCACCTAAGCCAGGCCTTCGATTGGGGGATACTGTCCATCTGATAGGCAGCAATATCCTGGGCAAGGTCTACAGAATCGAAAGCCATGCTGATCTTGACGGGAGATTCTGGACAAACATTGCAGTCGAGGATTCGCTGGGGCATAGAACAACATTTAGCGGACTATTCACTGACAACTTGATCAAGTACGAGAAGGGGAAATAATGGCTGACTGGATCACAGCGGTAGAAAAGCTGGAAGAAGAGATCAGGAAACTTGAAAACGATATCAAGTTCTTGCGGAAAGACAACTTAGCGAAGGCCGAGCTAATAGCCAAGTTGATGCTTGAAAACAAGGAGTTATCCAAACGGGATCGTCTTCTTAGCAGCCTAGAGGATGCTGGCGTAGATAATTGGGAAGGGTTTTCGGATTGCGTCAATGAGACAGAGGAGGAGTCGTGAAATGAACATACCGTACATTTTACAGGTATTGCAACTGGTCTATCCGGTCGTGAAAGAGAAGGCTTTGGAGAACGGATCAGAAAGCGATTTGCAAGTCCTGGTGGAGCTTGATTGCTTGATATCCGACCTCGAATATGAAATGGAAGGTGACGAATGATCGAGAACACATACGATAATCGTGACAAGCTATCTAAGCTAGTAGTTGACAGTATGGGTGAAAAATCTCTCAAGCATTTTGCTGAAAATAAAATCTGGACGATGCTGGGAGATGAAGCCTATTTTAAGCGTAGATTAGAGGTTCTGGGTATCAAAACTCAAAAAGAACTGGATGGTAACAGAGATGAGTGATAGCGACATGGCTTCAAAGCTGATAGCAGTCGTTGTTGAACAACGCAACCAAATTGTCGAGCTAGAGTCCCAGATTTCCAGGATAGACAAGGCCAATACAGATCTTCTAGGCCAATACGTTGAGGCTGCGGAGCGAGCCAGAGAACTGGAGATAGAACTCAACGCAAAACCTCAACCACCTGAACCGGAGGATGAAGTAAAAACGGTGCTATGCCCAGACTGCGGAAATGTCATCGAGATAGCATCCAATGCAACCAACGACACATATCTGGGCGACTTCAGGGTGCTGAAAACAGCCATGGAAATTATCTCGTATGCGATAGAGTCAGAGCCTGGAGAATGGGAACTTGAAGTTTGTAGAGAGGCAAGGCGTCTTATCAGGAGTTTCGCGGAGAATGTGAGGTCATGGAATGGCCTGGACGGTCTTCAACCATACAAATGGAGCAGTCTGGGATCTGGAGTCAATCACCTCATCGATAGGGAGTGGAAAAAATGAGTATAGAGCTGCTAACACCGGAAGTCGTTGATGGATGGAAACGTGTTGCAAACGCGCAACTGGAAAACAAGCGGGAGCGAATCACTGTTCCCACAACCCTACTACTTGCAATGATCAACAAGATTCAGGCTAACGAGGCTAAAAAATGAATGCGATTGAACGGACAATCGTCTACGGTATTCCGGCTGATTTCTATACAGTCGAAGAGACAAAGCTGTTGATGGACGATATCATCGGTCGAAAAAAACTTGATCAGGATAAGTGGGCTGAAATCATCACCCAGGCTCGCAAAAGACTAAGCAACAACGAACCCGTTGCAGATATAGGGGACAAGAATTGCAATGACACCGCTTGATTTTATCGCCAGTTTGCCACATGGCGAGGCCAAGGCTGCGGCGGTAACCATCTACAACCTGATGACGCCAAAGGCTACCAGATGGACAAACAGCTGGACAACGGTCGCTGACAATCCAGCAAACATGCCACCAGTCGGGACTTGGGTAATGGCTCGACGCAAAACCATGAGATATCAAGCGATGTGGGACACTGATAACAGGTGGCATTTCCACGATCTCGATATCGCCTTAAACGTCTCGCAAGACACCATGATTCCCACTCACTGGAGGCCGATTGAATGAAAGTACTGGAACTAGTAGCACAGAATCTGCGACAGCTGGGTGCTGATGGGCTTTGCAATGATGAATGCGGATGCGGACTGGACGACCTTGCTCCATGCAAGGACTGGATAGGCGATTGCGTTCCTGCTATGGCAGTTAAGGTCTGGCATAAGGAGGGTGGATGCGAGACTGGCTACATACCGCAAGAAAAAACCGAAACGCCCCTTGCGCCCTGACCATTCATAAGATAGAATTCAGACGTTCCTTACCACGTAGTTCGTTCCAAAGGATAGGATAGAGAAATGTCATACGAAGATGAGATCGAAGAAAACGAAGAGTCGGAAGGCGAGTCCAATGCCCCTCGCTTCGATGAGGCTCAAGCAGAAGAGTTAATGACGATCTTGATCGACTCTGTATTCATGCCTGAAAACCTCAGGAAACTCGGCTTTTTAGCTCTGAAAGACCTGAGGGAGCAGTACGAAAAGGCGGGTGAATGGCCCAACTGCGAACTAAGACAAGGAGAGGATTTCGGTAAAAGGTTACTCAATCAGATCGCCTGGAAGATGCACATCTGACTTGCCAGATCCCAATTCTGCGTGTACAATATTAACTCAGTCCTGGTTACGGACAACCAGAATCCATCAGCCCCTTGAGATTGTTTCTTAAGGGGTTACTTTTTTATTTAGTAAGCGGGTTCGGTCATGCTTTGTACTGTATAGGGATAGGAACCTCTCGGAGGCAATCTCCGCTTGAAATTCCCTACATGTACTTGCTCATCATCCGTAGGCGGCTTGATCGGCTCGGTATTGGATATCTGCGAGAGCAGATTCCTCCGGCTAATCTCAGCCTCAAATACTCTAGCCCCAGGCATGCCCAGAACCTTCTTGGCTTTGCACTTCCTGCACTCCTTGCAGACAACAGCCGAGTTTCCCGCCAAAGCCTCCTTGTCATTATTGACAATAGAGACAGTGACGGTTAAGTCGTTGATCCCACAGTAGATGCAGGAGCGTTTATCACGCCCCACAATGGTTATCCAGTTTGTCACGATTCAACCTTTGGTAGATGCGGTAAATATGTCAACGCCGAAATATACCAGATCTCATGTCAAACAGCAATCACTGTGTCGCATTCTACTTCGTTGCCCCAAGAATCCCATCCGTCGATTTTCCGTCTAGCAAACAACTCAAGGCGAGGGCCAGGACTAATAGATTCGATCAACCTGTATGATTCGTCTGGTTTCTGGCTGTGCTTCACAGGGTCAGTTGTAAACAACACGTTTGGCCTGTACCTTCCAAGCGGAAACACACATTTCTCTTTGTAGCCAAACAAAAGCGTTTGTGTCCTATGAATAAACCAGTTCCCCATTCCAGAGGGCTTTACCCAATGAATAGGAGCAAGGTACTTAAACCCCCAGGACTCCATGACATGGAACCCTTCTTTAAGGTGGCTGTTCGTTGTCCAAAGCCAGAGATGACACCCGGGTTCAGCCAGACTTCCAACACCTAACTTACATATATCTTCTAGGCTCAGTGTGGGATAAGGCAGAGAATCTGGCTTCTTCCCCTCTTTCGACCTCTTTCGTTGGCTAGCCATTCTCATCGGCCACGGTGGATCAGCGAGTATGCAACTGTATTTCTGAGCCTTGTCAATCATACAGCAATCACTCTTCTCATATTACCGCATAAATGCGTATATCCTAACGAGATACTATCCACGCAGTCGTCATGTACATCCGCAGGAGTTCCAGTAAACGAATCGATCTCCTCGAAGCACGCATCCGTCCAACTGCCAGAGACATAGGAGATATTTCCAGCGGATGCTGCACGACTAAATGGAACCGCTCTTGTCAACTTACTTGAGCCAGGCGAACTCCAGGCAACACGCCTTCCGGCCAGATTCTTCAGCTGATGCTGCAACAATCGCTTCCCTGCCGAACCAGGCTCAACCTCAATCACAATCGTTGTTCCAGGTCCATCCTCATCCGATGTTTGCGAGATCTTAGGATCAACGTCTTCAGCCGAATACTGCTGGCGTATCTGATCGAAGATGATGACCTTCTCAGTACCGGGAATCAGGCCCATTAGCGTCCCAACCGTGTAATCCGACCTTCTTCCCACAGTGGCAGCACAATCCCAGCTCCGGCACATAATCAGACGTTCTGGAATTGGTCCTTGCCATGGTCTGATCCATGCCGACTTCATTAAAGCCCCGTCCGTATCGCAAAACAGCCCTTCGACCTCCTGTTTGTAAAAAGCTCCGTCATACGCTGCCTTAAGGCTTTCGACGAAGAAGTCAGGGTTGAACGTATTGGAATATGATGGAGCATGAATCATCTCGGCAATGCCAGCCTGGATGGCTCGGTATTCCCACCTGTTCTTGCCTCGAGGCGTAAAAGTCGCCCATAACTTGCCAGGGTTCTTTCTTAGACGACCCAGCAGAACCTTGTATGTCGATTCGTCGCAAAAGCTAGCCTCATCCATGTACACAGCTCCAGCATTCGTCCCCCGAAGCCTGTCCGGCTTATCCGCAGACCTCCAGAGGATCGTCCGGTCACCCTTAACCTTGGTCTCCATCTCCGTTTTGTTATGATTCATGACCAAGCCAGACTGACCGTAAAGTTCTTCAAACATACGAAATGTGGAATCCTTCAGGATCGTAAAAGTCGGTGCGACGACGATGGTTAGTGTCCCTTTAGGCTGGTTCATAATCTCGATCACACCAGCGCGAGTCTTTCCAGCACCTACTCCACCCACAAAAAACTTCTGCTTCGATGGGGAGATCCAAAATTGCAGCTGCTGGGGCGTAAAAGTATTGACATTATGTATTTGTTGACGACCCGTCTTCTCCTTCCGCAACTGGGAGAACAGGCTGTTCTGATTCATTTTTTCCAACCGGAAGTCGTCCCGATCCATCGACATACTTTTGGACATTGTCGTTACTCTGGTACTGTTTTGAAAGTTCGGAACTGATTTCAGCTAAAGTCTTTCCGGCGATTCGCTGCTCAACCTGGTCGTTCGACATCTGGCGATCCCAGAACTGCAACTTGACCTCTGGCTTTGCGAATTCCATTCCTCTGGTACGTTCAAGCCACCAGGCGGCAGGAATCCAGTTCCCCTTCTTGGCAGCGTCCAAAATCACGTTTACACACAAATCTCGGGTCGCGTTCTGGGCATTATCGAAATCTACTTTTCTCTGAGGGTTAGACTTCATGTAAAGCCACAACGTCTTTCGATGCACGCCAATCGCCTTGGCAATCGCACCGATCTCATAACCCATCTTTGCCGACTCGATAATCTTGGCCCAGTGATTGCGTATCTTCTTTTGAGGCTGATTGTTAGCCAATCCCTTGCGAGTCAGGAACGCTGGCTTTGTCGTCATCAATTCCAGATTGGCTTCAACGTCATCGCTAAAGTCATACCTCGTATCAACATTGGGTACTTTGACGACCTTCTTGGACTTAACTTTAGGAACAACCTCAACCTTGGGCGTAGGTTCGACTTCAGGAACAATCTCAGCTTTAAGGGCAACAATTTTTCGTGGTCGTCCACGCTTCTTCGGCACACCGTCAGGTTTAGACAGGGCTGATTTCTTTGCCATAATTGATCGCAACCTCTTCAATAGACTCAGGTTCCAACGTCATATCAACTAGATCCATTACAATCTCAGGGATCGCACCCATCTCAGCACCAACAGCCACGTAAAGTGCTAGCTCAACAGGGTCTATATCGCGGGTTTGTTCGGCCACTGGAACAGGTAAGCAATCATTCATATAAGTAGATTAACATGTGTACGGAATTTAGGCAAGCTAATTCGTGTAACATTTCAGCGTTGACTTTTCTTGTGAAATTGTGTACAGTCTTAGACGCAGGCGTTCCAATCCAGCCCCACTCCTTCGGGTTTCCGGCTGATTTTGGAGTCATGATACGTCTGGTTCCACGGGTCGCCACATGGGTAGGCAAAAGGTTCCTAAGGACTTTCGGATGTAGGTTCAAATCCTGCCCCGTGGATTGGCTTCCAGTGGCCGCGAATTTCCTCGGTATGATCCTCAGGACACATCCGGTCGCTGGTTAGCCTTCTCATATTCACGCCAAATGGATGGGCAATTCAAAGGAATTGCCACTTGCAACGTCATCAATTCATCGGTGCATCGGAAGTCGCCTGTATCCTGGGTACATCCCCCTTCGGCGATAAATTCAAAGTCTGGTACGGCAAGGTTTACCCATCCGGCGATACAGTTCCAACAGGTAAAATGCGACTCGGGCTTGATACGGAAGATTTCGTCTTAACCCAATTTGAAAAGCGATTCAATACAACCGTTACCCATAAACAGACCCGCATGGTTCACTGGCTCGAGAATTGGGCTGGTTGCACGCTTGATGGAATGGCTGTGGTTGACGGGAAGACCGCTGTGGTTGAGGCTAAGACGATTGGAGCGTCGATTTACAACACACCTCCCGATTATTATGCCATCCAGGTTCTCTGGCAACAATTTGTGACAGGTGCTGACAAAGGTTATCTCGCAGTCTGGTCCACCAGAGACCTGGCTTTCGAGGTGTATCCGATCCATATCACCGACCATCACGATAAATTGATTGAAGCTGTCCGGATCTGTAAGGAATTCTGGAATCAGCATATCCTGACCAAAATACCACCAGAACGCAAAGTGGTGACTGACCGCGAATCGAAAGATCTGCCAGAAGATCTCCTCGAGGAATTCTGCCATATCCAGGACCAGTTGAAAGATCTGGGGGTCCGTAAAGAAATCCTACGCCAGCAGATCATTGAAGCGGTGGGTTGCCCTGTTGAATTGAAATCGCAGTCATCAAAATTTCAACTCGATATTACAACAAACCAGACTAAACGACTTAATTCCAAAAAGCTGGAGACCGATAATCCAGAACTGGTGCAAAATTATTTTGAAACCTCGAGCAGTCAAAGGGTGACCGCGAAGCGATTGTCCGTTCGCATTTCATGATTTGATTTTAAATGCCTTCTTAAAGATTTCCAGTGTTTTGGGCTGACCCGTTGGGTTGGCCCTTTCCGTTTTAGACTCACTGGGTATTTCGATTGCAAAATGAGTGTTGATCACGCAGTTTTCCCACGGTTTTAGAGCAGATTTCACGGGAACCTTAGGAACCTCAACAGGAAGATCAGCAAGTTTTTTCGTGCCAGGCATGATCTTGCGGATCTCAGTTTCGGTCGCCTTTCCGTACTTTTCAAGCATGGCAGAAACAACGACTTCATTGATGGTCGTCCGCTCTTCCATACTGATCATTTTCAGCTTGGCCCAAAGGGCTTCGGGCATGATGATCGAGGCTCGCCTGGCGGCAGAACGCTTCCCTGTTGGGTGGTTATTTCGCTTGTATTTTTTTCAGGTTTCTGAGTCATGAGTCTGGTCCTTGTGAGATCGAGAATCCATTCTCGCATAAACAATCCATTTTCGTCAATTACGCAACCAGGGATGGGTGCTTGATCAGAACGATTACGTCCAGGACAGCTTCCGAAAGACTGACGGGTTCATAAAATTCGTCAATACTTGTGCTTCCGTCAAAGTGCAACAACCTTCCGTCAGAAGTCGGAATCAACCAGTTCCCCCCACCGTAAATCGCTGTCAGAGGAGATCTTAGATACCCTTTCACCCATGCGGAAGGCAAAGATAGGTCAGCGAAATTCTCCACAAGCGCTATGGCGAAAGCGCTGCCACACGGCTCACCCGTTTTCCAGTTGTTCCAAGTCGCGATGACATTGGATTCGCTAACGATTTCAAAACTCAATCCGTTTTCAATCAAAGTATGCATACGAACGCTTTCCGTCCATCGAAGGTGCGAGCATAGGTAAAATACGGGGGGGGGGGGGGG